TGCTGACAGACAAAACGATAAAAGCCGCGATCGCTGCGGTTCAAACCGAACTGACATTGAACGACGGCGCAACGAATGGCCGCGGATCCGGCAGCCTGGTGCTGGTGGTTCGTCGCCTGGCAAATGGCCAGACTTCGGCCCAGTGGTTCGCGAGCTGGAAGCGCGACGGCAAACGCCAGAAAAAGCAGCTAGGGCGATACCCTGAAACGTCGCTGGCCGTTGCGCGTCAGATGATGGCCACCGACCTGGCGCCGCAGATCCGCGCGGGGAAAACTCCCAGGCAGACCAGTGCCGAACTGCCGACCGTGGCGCGTATGTTCCAGGGCTACGCGGACAGCATGAAAGACAAAGGCCGAGCCAGCGCCACCGAAGTGGAACGCGCACTGCTGAAAGCCGAGCACAACGCAGCCGACGCACTGGGGCGCGACAAACTAGCCGCAAACATTGAACCCGACGACGTGGTGCGTTTCGTGTCTGGATTTTTTGAGCGTGGCCACCGTGGAGCCGCTGACAAGGCGCGCAGTTATATCGCTTCGGCATTCACCTGGGCGATCCGATCGGCAAACGACTACACCAACAAAAACCGCCAGGACTGGGGCGTGACGCGGAACCCTGCAGCGGACCTGCCCAAAGATGCGGGCGCGATCGGTACGCGCGATCGGAACCTGTCAGCCGCCGAAATTCGCGCGCTGTGGTTCGCTGACGGTTTCACACTGGAAACCCGCGCCTGTGTCCGCTTGCTGATTGCATGCGGTCAGCGCGTGCAGGAAACGCTGCGGATCGAGGGCAGCGAAATTGACCTGCTGGCCATGGTCTGGCGTATGCCTGCGCACAAAACCAAAGGCGGCACCAGGGCGCACACCATACCGCTGCCACTGCAGGCAATGCAGCCACTGGCTGACCTGATCGCCGTTCACGGATCTGGGCCGCTGTTCCCAGCGCGAACCGGCAGCAAATCGGCACTGATTCCGCACCAGAGTATCAACCAGGCGATCGGCCGGTGGATTGCCACCAGCAAGGCTGTGCCGTTCCAAACCCGCGACATTCGGCGCACCTGGAAGTCGCGAACCCACGACGCAGGGATCGACCGATTCACGCGCGACCTGATCCAGCAGCACGCCAAGCACGACACCGGATCCAAGAACTACGACCGCGCCGACTATATGCCGCAAATGCGCAAGGCGATGGATCAGTGGCAAGCGTGGCTGGAAGTTGTCCTGGCTGGCGCGCACCCGCTGCCAGTTCGCGCAGCAGCCTGAAAACCCACAAGAGGAAACCCAGCCGCAGCCGTTTGATCATGCCTATCATTTACCCAAAAAGGCACGAAACCAAATGGCTGCAAAATCCGATTTTCTCGAAAACAAAATTATTGACTGGCTGTTTCGCGGCCAGTCTTACACGCCACCGGCAACGCTATATTTCGCACTGCTGACCACTAACACAGACGACGACGGATCGCCGCTGGTCGAAGTTTCCGGCGGCAGTTATGCGCGCGCTGGCGTCGCTGCGTCGCTGACGAATTTCGCCGGCACCCAGGGCGCAGGCACTACAGTGGCAAGCACTGGCAACACCGGAACCACTTCGAACAACGTCGCGATCACGTTCCCAGCACCGACAGCAAACTGGGGCAGCGTCACAGGGATGGCGGTTTATGACGCGCCAACCGGCGGCAACATGCTGATTTATACCGCGCTTACGCTGCCGAAGACTGTAAACAACGGCGACGCCGCGCCGGTATTTTCTGCGGCCGCGTTCACTTACCAGGACGACAATTAATGAAATTTGCAACGCTTAACGAATACCTGGCAGCGGAAAAGCAAACGCTTACCTATGTTAAAACCGCGTCCCGCACGTCGGTGGCAGCGATCCCGTTTAGCGTTTTCGATCTGGCAGGCAATCCAGGCGCTGGCACGTTGGCAGTGGGGAACACCACTGCAGGGATAGTTCCAACAAATGCGATCGCCGGCTACCCGAAGATCACCAGTTTCGGCGGTCTGAAAGGTTATATCGGCGCGATCGATTTCGGCAGTTCAGTGGCTTGTCGTGAAATTATTTTTGACACGCTATTTTCTGCCGGCGCGTTCGCGTTTAATGCCGCGGCAACGCTGACAGGTCAGCCGAGTTATGCGGCGCGAATTCCAGCTGATGAAGGTTACAACAATACAGAGATCTGGATCGAGGCCGTAACGGCATTCACGGGCAACCTGTCCGTTGCTGTGACTTACACGAACCAGGACGGCGTCCCAGGGCGCACCACTGGGACCTATGCCACCGGCGCCGCGCTGATCGTTGGACGCATGGCAATGCTGCCGTTGCAAGCTGGCGACAGTGGCGTGCAGAGCATTCAAAGCATAACGGCGACAGTCGCAACCGCTGGCACGTTCAACGTGCACGTATTGCGCCGGTTGAAGCAGTGCCGCGTCCGCATAAACAACGACGGCGACACGCACGATTTTCTGAAAACTCGCCTACCGCAAGTTTTTGAAACGTCGGCGCTGCGCACTGTCATAGCGTCAGACGGCACAGCAACAGGCGCGCCGGAACTACAATTCGAAATTGCACTAGGATAATAATTGAAGCGCAGCAAATTCTGGCGAACGCTGGTCCTGGTTGATCAGTTGTTCGCGGTTTGGATATTCAACGCCCACGAAGATCACACGATCAGCGGTCACGTCGGTTATAAGTCGCTCATGTATGGACAGCGGAAATATTTGCTGGCCGAGCGTTTTATAAACTGGATTTTCTCGCCGTGGGAAAAAGATCATTGTTTTAAGTCAATCGAGTGGGATCGGGTACATGAGCGCAAATAACATTGCAGAAACGATCGCCGACGCGAGCAGCGGAACGGGAAACCTTACCCTGTCCGGCGCGCTTGTGAACGCGGACCAATACCTGTACGGCGAAACCTTTCATTCGTTTTATGGCGTCAACCACGTTTTTGAATACGAAATCAGGGATAAGCTAGGAAATCGCGAATACGGCGAAGGCTATCTTAGCAACAGCACCACGCTGGTGCGTCTGAATGTTTTCGACAATTCATTGAAGACGACAGCCAAGATCAATTTCCCTGCCGGCCCTGGGAAAATCATTTATGTGCCAACAACTGCGCGCGCGTTCGGCGCCAGGATGCTCAACAAGGTGGCTTATTCGCTGACCGGTCAAGCTGTTGGCGTGCGCGGATCTGTGGCGATTGCTGCGAATACAATGTATGTCTGTCCGCACTTGATTGCTGCGCCGTGCAGACTTTCAACAATCGCGTTTAGAGTCACCGCGCTGGCTGCAGCGTCGCAAATGCGCGTAGGGATCTACAATCTGACCAAGCAGTCAGACACTGGCAACGATTATGATTCTGTTTTTCCGTTGTTTGTTGATCTTGGCACTGTTGACGTTTCGACGACTGGGATCAAGCCAATCGCCTGCGATCTGAAACTGGCGCAGGGCGTTTACGGGTTCGCCGTGATCAGTAACGGGGCGCCACAGCTAATGGCCTGCGGCACAAACTTGGTTTGGACTGGCGCACAGGGCAACGCCTATGAGAATAACCCGATTTCTTACTGGTCTACTGGCAACGCTGCGTTTTTCACGGCACTGCCAGCGAATACGCCTAACGCAATGAGCGCAATTATGAACGCAGGCGCACCGCAGGCGATGCTAAGAGGCGGAATACAATGATCAATTACGTGGAAAAAGGCATTGGCCTGCATGACTTTCTGGCCCAAAATGGCATTTTGCTGGAAGACTACGCAGGCGCCTGGCATTCGAACGCCAGCGACGAGATCACGAACAGCTTGATCGAATCCTATAACCCGTGGCCAACTGAGAAGGCCGCCAAGTTGGCGGAGATTAACGCCTGGTTCGACGCCGCTGTGGGCCAGTTGACTGCCGGCACGACACAGTCGGAACGTGACAGCTGGGCGGTGCAGGTTAACGAGGCGTATGGAATTCGGCCGGTGGTGATGCTGGCAGCGATGGCAACCGCGCGCGGCATATCACTGGAAGATCTGATCGCAAAGGTAAAATTCAAATCTGAACTGTTTGCGTCGCATTATGGCGCTATCCAAGGCAAGCGCGACGCGCTGGAAGATCTGGTGAAATCGTTCCCTGATTCTGGTCAGGTCGAACGACTGCCAGATCTGTGGGCGGTTAAATGTACGGACTAGGGCCGTTCGGCCTTAACCCTTACGGCGCGCCACTAAACCGACAGAGCGCAGCAGCACCAGCGGCACAACTGGAAGCGTCAGCCGCTTCGGGTTCGACTGCTGACGCCACGCTGACGTCTGCGGCACCGTTCAGCATATTCAGGCGGCTAGAATCCACCAGGCTGACAGCCAGCGATCTGGTGCCGTATGGCAACGCCTACGCGATCGCGTCTGAATTCTGGGAAACTGAACCGACGCCACCGCCACCGCCAGGAACTGAACTGGCAGGATCCGCGGCCGGCGTTTCATCGGTCACGGCTGGGCTGACAACGGCGATCAGGATCGCGGCTGCAGCTGCGGCGATCGCTGCATGTTCCAGCGGTCTGACTACACAGATCCGGCTGCAATCGTCTGGCGTCGGCGTTTCAACCGCAACGGCGGCGCTGACTACGGCAGCCGCTGGCATGATGGCACCAGCTGCAGGCGTATCAACTGCAACGGCTGGATTGACCACAGGGATCCGCGCAGCTGCGAACAGCCAGGCGATCAGCGCAGCAACCGCGGCACTGACCAACCAGATCAGGTTCGGCGCGTCTGCGGCTGGCGTATCATCCGGCACGGCGGCGATCACCACAGGCGTGCGATTCGCTGCCACAGCGCAGGGCGTCAGCGCGTCAACGGCTGGGCTGGTAACGTCTGTTCGATTGTCTGCCGCTGCTGCCGGCCTGAGCACTGCAACGGCCACGCTGACGTCTGGCAGCGCTGTGCTGGCATCGATCGCGCAAGCTGTCAGCACCAGCACCAGCCAGCTGACAACGCAGATCCGACTGGCTGCGGCTGCAGCTGGTCAATCAACCGCAGCGGCTGCACTGACTGTTCCGGCGGGAAGTTTTGCGGCGGCACCGCAGGCCACCAGCACGGCAACGGCTGCACTGACCGCGGCGATCCGATTGAATGCGGCGCCAGTTGGACGCAGCACCAGCACGGCGAACCTGGCGACAGCGATCCGCCTGCAGTCTGTTAGCGTTGGCAGTTCGACAGCGTCGGCAACGCTAACAGGGATCCGCGCAGAGTTCGCGGCAAACGCCGCTGGCAATTCGCAAGCCGGCGCGCAGCTGACGACATGGATCCAGCTGGCAGCCAACAACGCGGCCACCAGCAGTTCGGCGGCAACGCTGACCACAGGGATCGAACTGTCAGCGATTGCGCAGACACAGGCGCAGGCGTTCGCCCTGCTGACGTCTGGGCTGTCTGCGTATTTCCTGGAAGAATCGCGCACGGTTTACGTGACGAAAGAAACGCGGATCACGGCCATTTTTGGCAACGATCGAATCACGGCGGTGGAGCGCGAAGGCAGAACCACAGCGGTGGAAATTGAACAACGGATCACAACAGTGGGCCGCGAAGAACGGATCCAAAAAACAGAGGGCACAGCATGATCACAATTTTCGAGCACGCACCGGCAGCAAATCTTGATTACGGGTTCAACTGGCGCGCAAACGCGTACCTGAACACAGCGGAAACAGTAACGGAAAGCGCCTGGACAATTTCACCGGCGGCGACGTTAACCAGGCTGCAGATCATAAACGAGGAAATCAGCAGCGTTTTCGTTTCTGGCTTGCGCCTGGGGAATGAATACCAGCTGACGAACACGATCACGACTAGCGAAGGCAGGACGGACAGCCGAACGATCCAGCTGTCCTGTGTGAAGCGTTAGAAATTAAAATGGAATATCATCGTCAAAATTCATTGACTGCGGCTGACCGTTCACCATTGCCACGTTCGGGTTATGGTTGTATTGCGTCTGTTGCTGCTGATTGTACTGCTGACCCTGTGGCGCGCCGTTGTAGTTGTTCGGCAGCGCCGATCCGTTCTGGTGAAAACCTGGTGACGGCCGGTTGTATGGCTGTTGTTGCTGCTGTTGCGGCTGCTGTGCTGGGCGCTGCTGCGGTTGTTGCTGGTGGTGCTGCTGTTGCGCTGGTGCTTGCGAATTCATAGCAGGCACCGGCGGCGAGTATGCGACACCCAGCTGCGCGTCCAGAATTTCGATCGACAGCTGCTGGCCGTTTGTGCCAACGAACTGGCGGATCCGTTGTTTGGTGCCTGTGATTTCAATCACTGAACCTTCGACCAGGACGGACTGATAAAACTGGATCTGTGCTGGCGCCTTCGCAAAAATCACCGCTTCATAGTTTGTCCACTGATCACTCTTAGTTTCGCGATCGTAGTATTTCACCCCAATGCGAACGCCGAACCCTGTCGATTCACCTGCAGCGAATTGCGTCGCTGCCTTGTTTAGTTTACCCGTTACCGTTGTTGCCATTTTTTAGATCCTTTTTTCAATGTTTCGGCGCTTGATTGCTTCTCTTTTCAGCTGCGCCGCTGTTTTTGTTTTACGTCCGCGGCGTGGGCCGCCGATCGTGTTTCGTTTAAATTCTGGCACGACTTCGACGTGCCGAGCGTCCCAGCCGCCACCGGCCAGAGTTGGACCCAATGAAAAGGCCAAACCCATAGCGATGGCGGCGCCGATCAATTTAATCCGCATAACCTTTCATCCGTTGCCGCTTTTCATGATCCTGCTGGCAATCCAGATCGCAAAAACTGCAACCTGGCGCCAGTTCCGTTTCACAGTTCAGACAAAACCGCGGCAATGCGGCGCGCTGTTCTGCAGCCTGGCGCCGGATCAACGCGATCCGGTTTTCATGTGCCAGGCTCAATTCATCGGCCGCAATATCTGCCGCGTCAGCCATGATCTGGTCCTTGGTTGTCGTTATCGTGGGCGGTCTGGTTTTGATTTTCCCAGATCACCAGTTTGTCGATCGGATAGAGCACGCGATTGCCAACGCGCTGCACCGGTGGGCCTTTGCCCTGGCAGCGCCAGTTCGCCAGCGTGCCAACCGTCACGGCGTTATTCCAACGAGCAACCAGCTGGGACGCGTTCAAAAACTTCTGTTCTGTCATTTTCTTAATTCCCTAGGATCTGACTGTTCAGATCTTCGACTTCGGCCGTTTCACCGTTGGCCGTCATTGCGTTGTGTTGATCGAATGCCTGGGCTGATTGTTTCAGCGTATCAGGGCACGAACCGTTCGGGCTGATCTTCTGGCGAAGTTCTGCTGGCAGTGCTTTCCAGGCTGCAGCCAGCGCGGCCATACCCTGTTCGCAAATCATCAACAGATGATCCCAGGCGTTCTGTGCTGCCTTGTCGATCTCGTTTCCGCCGTCGACCCAGTCGCGCAGTGCTTTGCCATGTTCTGGCGTCAGATAGCCTTCGGACCACTTGCCAGTCTCGCCGAAAATCCCGACGAGTTCAGCAGGGCATTTCAAGATTTCACGCGACGTTCCGCCGTTCCATAACATCATGCTGGCGGTCAGTTCGAAAGTGAACGATTTTTCTTGAATTGGCAGTATACCTTGATCGATGTAAACAGTCTTTCCCGCTTGATTTTCCAGTTTAACTTTAGGCTGGGCGCGCATACAGACAATGATGTGCAGCGGAGACTGCAGCATGGCCGACATGAACTTTTTATGTTCTGACTTCGCGATATTCCAGCGGCCATTCTTCGGCGCTTTGCCGTTGGCGTCTGGGCCGTTCGCAATATCTTCGCAACCGCCGATCCCGTTCCATTCGTGCGAAACGGAATCAATCACCAGGACTTCGACGCCGGCCTGAACGAACGCGCTGATCGCTTCGATATACCGCGCCGGCGAGAACGGCGGCACCAAGTCGCCGATCAAGAACCGATGGATCACGCCGTTGGCGTCGCGCAGATCGTCAGCGTACAAACGGCCGCGGCGGTTTTCAGTGTCCAGGAACCCCACTTTTTTGCTGTCGTAGTTTGCCAAACCCCAGGCCAGTTTCAGCGCCGTTGCGGTTTTCCCGCCGCCAGAGATACCGCCAAGGCCCAACACCAGGCGCGCACCTTCGCGCTTTGCTTCTTCAATTTTAAAAATTGCCATTCTTAGTTCCTTAGAAAAATAGATCGCCAAAGGCGAAAATTACGCCCCAGGTGCCGACCACAAGGCCGGCCAGCATTCTGGGGATCGGGTTTACTTCATGCGAAATCAGGATGATCCCAGAGATCAGCAGCAGTTCGCTGGCGGTCATTGTGCAGACTCCAAAAGATGTTCGTTTTTCTTCGCGTGCCATGCTGGCAGCGTGATGGTTTGGATCTTGTCGCCATAGCCTGGCCATTCGGCTGACACGCGGCATTCATGGAAACGGTTTAGATCTGCGCGGTATTGCGCGCGACCAAGTTCGATCGATTCTTGATCCAGCACGTAGCAACCAACGGCATGAGGGAATTTTTTTTCTACCGCCAGGAAAACGAACGCTTTAATGGTTCGGCCTGTCGCCAGTTTTATTCCGTCGCGATAGTAAGGATCCTGCACGTCATAGCGCCAATTGGCGATCGACTTCGCGAAACCTTCGGGGCTGGCGTCGTCTGTGGTTTTCAGATCCACGATCACGTCGTCTTCGCGCCAGAAATCTGGGCGGCACCGGCACAGTTCGCCAGTGATCGGATCGTTCCAATAAACTGAATGTTCAGCAACGCCAGGCCGGTTCGTCAGCAACGCGCGCGCCATTGGATGTTCCATAACGGCGTCACGCATGGCCTGCAGCTGTGCAAACTGTTCGTCTGACAGGATGGTGCGACCGGCGTTTTTTTCGGTCCAGGACGCGAGCACGTCAGACCACAGCAGCACCGGTTTGCCATTCGCGCGCAGCCAGGCTGCCATATCATGGCGGCTGCCGCTGGTGCTGCCGATGAATGGCACGCCGGTGGTTTTCTCGCCGTCTTCGCAAATCTCAGACCACAGCACGAATTCGGCACCGTTGGCGCGCAGAGTGGCAGCTAGATCGGCGGTGCTGCCGTTGGTGGACAGTAGGCCAAGGCGCGAACCGTTCAGCTGTTCAATTATGCCCTTAAGTTCTGGGCCTTTCATGGTTTCCAGCTGTTCGGTTGTATATGTTTCTTCGGGCTGTTCGTTCAGGATCCGATCGACCAGTTCCGCTTTGGTGCCACCTGTCGGCAGCTTCGGTTTGCGGTCCGCGTTCAACGCCTGGATCATTGCCACCAGCTGTTCTTTATCGCGGATCGCGTCAGGGAATGCCGCTTCGCGTGCCTGGTTGATCTCAGTCACCAGCGCAACCAAGTGATCGCGGTCCTCGATCGCTTCTGGCACTTCTGACCGCTGCAGCTGCTGGCAGTACAGCTGCGCAAATGATTCAGGCTCGAGCAACAACGAATGAAACGCCGTGCCAATAGCCTGGGCGGCTGTTGGTTCGTTGTCGTTCGCTGCAGTTTTGGCCGCGCGGTAATGCAACGGGCTGCGATGGATTAGATCAAGCCCGCTTTTCGAAATACCTGGGCCGCCGTGGTATTCTTCATTGCTTAAGTTTGGATAGACGCCTGGCTGCATTCTTCTTTCCTTTTGTTGTTGGCGTTAATTGCCGTGATTGCTGGTGAATTGTAGTTATATACTATTGCACACGTCAATAACTATTTGCTATTTCGTTCGGGCGGGATGGATAACGCTGCGATGGTTTATATGTCAACCGAGTGAACAAAAATTATTTGCACCCGTTGCGCGTGATGTGCGCGACTGTATACAATGGTAATTATATTGCGTTAATTAAGATGAAAACGAATGAACATTATAAAACTTAGAGATTACCAGGAACAAATGATCGGCGGCGCGCGTGTTGCTCTAAGATCACACAAATCGATCTTGCTGCAGGCACCTACGGGAGCCGGTAAAACCGTGCTGGCGTCATTTATGATCAGCCAGACCATGGCGCGCGGCGAATCGGCCTGGTTCATGTGCCACCGCGCCGAACTGGTGGACGGCACCAGCAAGACGTTCACCAAGTTTGGGATCCGTCACGGGTTCATAGCAGCCGGCCAACCGTCGAACCTGGCAGCGCTGGTTCAGATCTGCAGCATTGACACGTTGAAAGGACGCCTGGCTGTTTTGAAGCCGCCGCGGCTGGCGGTGATCGATGAATGCCACCACAGTGCCGCAGCTGGCTGGGCCAAGGTGGTGGAGTGGCTACGCGAAGCCGGAACGCTGATCATAGGACTGTCAGCGACGCCGCGCAGGCTGGACGGCAGCGGACTGGACGATCTTTTTGATACGCTGGTGCCTGGGCCGTCAGTGGCCTGGCTGATGGCAAACGGCCACCTGGCGCCCTATCGTTTTTTCGCGCCGAACAATCCAGACATGAAAGGCGTGCGCCGCCAGATGGGCGACTTTTCAAAAAAAGACGCAGCCGAAAAAATGGACAAACCAAAACTGACCGGCGACATAATCAAACATTGGCGAGCCAACGCCAACGGAATGCGAACGGTCGGTTTTGCCGTGAACGTCGCGCACTCCCAACACTTGGCTGAATCGTTCAGGCTGGCAGGGATCCCAGCCGCGCACCTAGACGGCGCCACCGATAGAATGGAACGCCGGCGGATCATCCAGAAATATGCCAGCGGCGAAATTCTGGTGCTGTTCAATGTGTCGCTGTTTGGCGAAGGGTTCGACCTGTCGGCCATTGCGCAGACTGACGTCACGATCGACGCGCTGATCGATGCGGCGCCGACCCAGTCACTGGCGGCAGTGGTCCAGCGATGGGGCCGCGTGCTGCGTCCGTCACCTGGCAAAATGGCGATCATCAACGACCACGCCGGCAACCTGTACCGGCACGGCTACCCAGACGATCCACGCGAATGGGCGCTGGAAGGCGTCGAGCAAGGCACAGGCGGCAGCAGTGAAAAGGAAGGACCGCCGCCGCCGGTGATCTGTTCGAAGTGTTTCAACGCAGTGAAACGGCCGATCCCGACCAACTGCCCCCACTGCGATCACGTACTGGTCAAGGCCGCCGAAATCAAAGTGGGCGAAGGCGAACTGCTGGAACAGACGGAAGCCGACAAGGAAGCCGTGCGCGCGAAATTACGCGCCGAAGAACGCGAAGCCAAAACGCTGGAACAATACATGGCACTAGCACACAAACGCGGCGTGAAATCACCAACAGGCTGGGCGCTGCGGCAGTTTAAAAATAATAGATAAAATATTTACTAAAGTAGTTGCGCAATTTCCAAAGGTAGATATATAATAAATCTATCGAAACGCAACAGCAAAGGGCAACAAAATGAAAACATTCAAAAACACAGCAGCAAACTTCGATTCTGAATCAACAGTGATCCTGTTTGCACAAGCCGAAGAACGCACAACGCAGATCAGTTCTGTTTATGCAGAGTGCGACGAAAGCGAATTGAAAAACAGCCGCGCCAGTCACCTGTTCACGCAGGCAGGCGTCCGGTTTTTCGGTTTCCTATAACAACCAACGCGCCGCCGGTCGCTTACCGGCTAAGGGACTATATGAAATTGCAAAGAATTGATTTCGTTATGCGGGAACGCGCGCAGGAAGCGGAAACACTGCTGGAAGTTTTAGTGGAATTTTTGATCATGCTGGTGGCGTTGTTTTGCATTCCAGCAATGTTTTATTGCTTCGGGGCGTTTTATGTTGTTGCCGGCTGATCAGTACAAACTGGCGCTGTTCATCCTGGCGAACCAACCAGCCAGCATTCCATGCGAACAGAAACCAACGCTGGAACAGCTGCGCGACCTGGGGCACGTCGCGTTCAATCATGGCAGGCTGGTGCTCACTGCGCGCGGTGGCTGCGCGTTGCGCCGGTCCGGTTACATGGGATCGCTGGATGGGCAAGTGATCCAGCCAACGAAAACAAAATGGCGCGGCATTGCCGCAATTTATCGGGATAATGTATGAAAGAAATCACACAGTTTCAATTTGATGTTTTGGCCCAGTTTGCTGGCATTCGTGCAGCAACAGATCGCAGCCTGGCGCGCACCATGCGTTGCGAAATAGTAATGATCAGGGCCGCGATCGCCGAGTTGCTTCGGCATGGGCTGATCGCCGTTGACTTGCACGGCGAAATCACGCTGGCACCTGCAGGCGTTGAGCATTTAAACGCCAAAGGCGTGGCAGTGAAGAAACCGAAGGAAGACAGCATGGCCAAACTTGAAGCGCTGGATCTGCCACCGTCAAACCAGACACTGGCAGCGCTGGCGGAAATGACCGGCGAAGACGTTGCACCGGATTTTTACAAGGCGATCACCGAAGGCGACGACCAGCTGGCGTTCAACGTCAGAAAACCCGGCGTGCTGAAAATCGAGAAAGGCCAGGCGAAGTTCACACCGGATCCAGAACCAAAACCAGATCAGGAAGTGCCGACACTGCCAGGCGTTGATCAGATCGTTTTCAGCGCGCCGACTGGCGACTGGGGCAGGCTGGAAGCGCAGGATCTGCCAAAAATAAAAGAGCACCTGGAAAAGCTCCAGAAAGCGCCGCAGAAATTTCTGGATCCGTCAGTTGGCCGTCCTTTTTCTGAAGCACCAGCAGAAGAACGGCCAGACTTTGCCACGCTGGTGCGCAACGGCTTAGATCGGCTGAACAAACAGCTGGGCCGCGTTGACGTCGAGATCGAAAACATCGATCTAAAAATTGAAACCCTGGCGAAATTATCCGCCAGCGTTGAGAAAGTTTCAGCGGAAACCGCAGCGATCCTGCGCGACGTTTCCAAAGACCTGCACCGGATCCGGTATAACTACACCGGTGATGATGCCCGTTCATCAAAATGATGCGCGGTTATCCTTGCCGCTGCAGTAAGTGCAGGGCGCGCAGGACACTGTCAAAACTGCCGAACCAATACAAGATCGAGAAATTCGCCAAGTGTATGCGCGTGGGCTGTGACGGTGAAATGCGCGTGGACTGGCACCGTAAGAAGTTAGAGCACAAAAAGAACCTGTGCAGCTGTTTTGGGTATTCATTCAGACACAGAAAAGGCGGTGGCGTCTGGTGCGAACAACACCCGAACGGACCAACTGATCAAGACTATATAAACAGATTCGGCCACGACGCCGTCTAAGGAACTAAATTGATCACTGACTTAATTTTAGCGCGGCGCGAGATCGAAGCGCTGAAACTGGAAAACGCACACTGTCGCGCGACTTGTGACGAATTGTGTGAAGAACTGACCAGAGTAAAAACCGAACGAAACGCGCTGGCGCTTGAACTTGAAAACGCCAGCGATCGGATCGAATTGCTGGAAGAACGGCTGCAAGATGAAAGGGGCGCACAATGAAAGAACACGCAATACAAAACGAGATCCGCAACGCGCTGGCAGGTCAGTGCCTGCTGTTTCGCGCCAACGTGGGCCAAGCCTGGACCGGCGACGTCACCAAGCTGCCAGGCAATCGAGTGGTGATCGATAACGCGCGGCCGTTCAATACCGGTTTGCCGCCCGGGTTCGCCGATCTGTTCGGCCTGGTATCTGTGGAAATCACGCCGGACATGGTCGGCAAGAAAGTGGCGATATTCACCGCGCTGGAAGTCAAGACCAGCACCGGCAGAGCGTCCAGCGGCCAGAAAGATTTTTTGCAGGCTGTGGCGAACAACGGCGGCCGGTCTGGCGTGGTCCGATCTGCTGCTGATGCGCTCAGCGTGATCCGCGGTGATTAAATATTAGGTGCGCTGATATTTACTTTAGTATATCATGGCCGTATCTTTACAAATGGAGCTAACACAATGCACGAAAGAACAGCAGAACTACACCAGATCATGAAACAAAACGGCCTAACCTGCAAAAAGGTGGCCGAACTAATGGGCCGCAGCGAAAAAACCGTTTTGATCTGGCGGTCAAAAGGTGACGAGAAGGTAATACCGGAAAACATGCTGCAGCTGTTGAAATACAAACTGGCGGAGAAAGTATGAAATCAATCTATATTGCTGGGCCTATTACCGGAAAGCCGCAATTTCGTGAAGTATTCAACCGCGCCGAACTGGATCTGCTGAACAAAGGCTGGATCGTTCTGAACCCTGCGCGCCTGCCAGCCGGCCTTTCTGAATCTGCTTACATGGATATTTGCCTGGCCATGGTCCGCAGCGCTGACGCGGTGGTGATGCTGCCAGGCTGGGACGATAGCGACGGCGCAAGCTGTGAACGCCTGCTGGCCATCAAGATGGGCAAAAAGATCCTGTATTCAGTGCGCGACGTTGCGAGCGTGGCAGCATGAGTGGCGCAACCATGGGCCGCAAGTCGGCCACCGAACCACAGAAAAAGGATTACTGGAACACGCCCTGGCATGCCGTGCAGGACGCCAGCGCGCTGATCGGGATGCCGTTCACGCTGGACGCCTGCGCCATTGACGGCAACGCAGCCAAGGCGCGCGAGTGGATCACGCCAGAGCAGGACGCGCTGAAAACGCCGTGGCTGTCGGCAGCTGGTGCCGTTTGGTGCAATCCGCCGTTTTCCAACAAATTGGCGTTTTTGGATCGGGCATACCAGCAGGCCAAGCAGTACGGCCGGACAGTGGTTTGCATGATCCCACAGGAACCGGCGACACAGTGGTGGCAGCGTTATGTATATGGCCGCGCCAGTTTCGTTTTTGTGCCTGATGGCCGTTACAATTTTTTAGATCAGGAAACAAAACAGAAATCTGACGGCTGTAACTTCTGCACTTGTTTCGTGGTTTACACGCCGCTGAACGTGCCGACGCAGTACATTCATTTTGAGCGTGGGATCGGTTCGCGTGCCTAACCTATGCACCTGGCAAGCGCCGACGGTTACGCTGCGCGATGGTCGCCAGGTGCGCAGCGATTCGATCGAATGGCTGAATGAATGCAAAGAACGGCACGAACTGGCGCGGCTGATCCTGTCGTGGCCAATAGAGAAACGGCGGATCTACCTGTTTGATCAGCAGACCGGTTTCGGGGCGCGTTACGGGCAAGAACAACTGGAAAGGCTGCAGGCCGTTATCAAAGATCAGTTTTCAAGGCAAAAAAAATAATATGCAAACACTGCCAGAGTTAACACAACAAGATATTGCAGACGCGCTGCAGTTCGTAAACGCCGACGATCGCGAAATCTGGCTGAAAATGGCCATGGCCGTGAAGTCAGAACTAGGCGATCACGGGTTCGAAATCTGGGATCAGTGGTCCCGCACGTCTGGCCAGTACCGTGAACGCGACGCGCGGCACGTCTGGAAATCATGCCACGCGCACGGCAACGTCACGATCGGCACGCTGGTTTTTGAAGCTAAGCAGGGCGGGTTTGTCCTGGCGAGCAACGACAACCGCATGACGCAAGAACAGCTGGAAGAACGCCAACGGGTACGCGACGAGGCGCGCAGACAGTCGCAGGCCGAACAGAAACAACGCGAGTACGACGCGGCAATGCTGGCCGGCGAAATATGGGACGCAGCAGCCGAGTGCGCCGATCACCCGTACCTGGAACGCAAAGGCGTGAAACCGCACGGCCTGCGGATCGGTCGCTGGCCACTGCGAAACAAAAACGGCGAAATATACGCACACGCTGAAAACGCGCTGCTGATCCCGCTGCGCAATTCGGGCGCCAAACTAACAACGCTGCAGGCTGTTTTTTCTCAGCTGCCGCCAGGCTACGAAACAGACAAGGCATTTTTGCGCGACGGCGTGAAGTCTGGCAGCTGGCACACGATCGGCGATTTCAGCACCGCCAGCACTGTGGCGCTGTGTGAAGGGTACGCCACCGGCGCGACAATCCACGAACTGACAGGCTGGTGCGTCCTGGTTTGTTTTGACCGCACCAACCTGCTGACAGTCGGCAAGAAAATCAAACAGCACGCCGACGGCAAGGCGCTGATCGTCTGCGCTGACAACGACAGGCACACGCAAGGCAACCCAGGACTGACGGCAGCCAAGGCCACAGGCGCAGAGATAGGCGCGCGCGTTATCGTGCCGCAGTTCGACAGCGAGGACGGCACCGACTTCAACGACCTGCCGCGCGACGTTGCACGCGAACAGCTGACAGGGCACCAGGTCGCCACAGCTGCCAATTTGCCGACCACTGATCAGGTGGATTTTTACACGCCGCTGCCGGACATAAACAGCACCGGCAAACCGCTGGCGACAATCGAAAACCTGGACGAAATCGCCAGACGGCTGGGAGTGACGATCCGGTATAACGTGATCAAAAAAGAACAGGAAATTATGATCCCAGGCGAATCGTTCCTGATCGACAACGAGGCAAACGCGGCGCATGCGTGGCTGGAATCGTGGTGCGCGCGTTTCCGTATGTCAGCGGGGAACCTGGGCGGTTTTATCACGTACCTGGCAGACAAGAACCCGCACAACCCTGTCGCGAATTGGATCGAGTCGAAACCCTGGGACGGCGTCAGCAGGCTGCCAGCGTTATATGACACCGTCAGAACCAAGACGGACAAACGGACGCCCAGCGGCGAGCGATTGCGCGACGTGCTGATCCGCCGGTGGATGATCTCAGCCGTTGCCGCAGCGTTCAATCCGCAAGGCGTCAGCGCGCACGGGATCCTTACATTTCAGGGCGCCCAGTACCTGGGAAAAACTTTCTGGCTCAAACGCCTGGTGCCTGAATTTTTGGATGTGGTCCAGGACGGCATGATCCTGCGGCCGGACGACCGCGACAGCGTCAAACAGATCTGTTCATTCTGGATCGCCGAGCTTGGCGAACTAGATGCGACTTTTAGGAAATCAGACATTGCCGCGCTGAAATCATTCATTACCAAAAAAAGCGACATGCTGCGGCTACCGTATGCGAGGAAAGACAGCCGGTTTGCACGCCGAACAGTGTTTTTTGCATCGGTGAACCCTAAAGAGTTTTTACACGATACGACAGGAAACCGGCGTTATTGGTCGATCGATGTTGAGTGGCTAGATCTGACGCACACGATCGACATGCAGCAAGTATGGGCCGAAGTGCTGGAATTGTACCGCGGCGGCGAAGGTCACTATTTAACAAAAGACGAAATGGACACGCTGAACGGCAGCAACGAAGAATTTCAGGTGATCGACCCTATCGAGGAACGGATCCAGACGCGTTTAAACTGGGACGCGCAGCCAATCGAATGGGAGTGGCGAACGTCAACCGATGTTCTGATCAGTGTCGGAATTGACAAGCCAACGCAGGCGGACGCGACCAAGGCAGCACACTGCATTCGGAAAATGAACAACGACCAAGGGAAGCGATCGAACGGCAGGAACCTGCTGCTGGTGCCACCAGTAAGGACCGGAACGGCGAGCACGTCGCCCTGGTAAAAATGACCCGCTTCGGCGGGTTTTTTATTTTGTTTAAATTATTTACTAAATTATATTGCACGTTTCCAAAGGTAGATATATAATGAATTCATTGAAACGAACCAAGGAACTGCAAATGAACAAATTCACTACTGAACAACTGAAAGAAGCGCTGATCGGTCTGTACGCACGCAAAGACGCCGACAGCAACGCAGCTTACGCGCTGGCGTTCGAAGAACTGAACCGCCGCATGGGCGATCAAGCGTTCGACGCGTTTCTGGATCAAAACGGTTTATAACAACGAACGGCGGGGAACCCCGCCAGCATTGAGGAAAGGAAAATGACTATAGCACAACAGATCAAAGCGTTTCACCAGGATTCAATCGGCCGCGTTCAAATCGAAGCGCTGGTGGCTGAATGCGAAGACGCAGCAGTGACAACGGATCAAGACTGGGACGCAGAAAGCACCACTTACATTTTTTCAGATGGCAGTTGCATTGTTTGCTGTGGTCCAGAAGTTAGCGCCTACGGCAGCGCCGTATAACTAAACCAACCAGCGCCGGACGGTTTCCGGCTAAGGAAATATTGTGAAACTATCGAAACTAACTAAAGAAGCGATTTTGAACGCTGCGCTGAAAAAAGCCGGTATTCCTGAGAAAAAAGCGGCCATTCGTGCGCGCTATGCTGCATGGGCTGAGGCTGTTCGCCTGCTGTACGTAACGCCTAAAGAGCTTGAATTGATCGAAAAGGCGCGTCAAGCCAGTGAGTCTGTTCTTAGCGTTTTGAAATATCAATCGTTCAGAGTGCAAACGAACAATGCTATCGAATCTGCGAATATTGGTGGTCAGCGCCGAACTGTTTACTTTTGCGGAGCATTGGATCACCAAGAAAGGAACAGAGATCAAAAATACGTTGTAGCGCCAGAAAGCTACAGCGTAACACTTGCAGCTGATCACGAATTAACCCAACAGCTTTACGCAATCGACCACGACAATAAGTCACTGCATCGAGAGATCGAGCAGCTAACCGCTTCACTGTGGGCTGTCCTGAGCAGCGTAAACACTGACAAGCGCCTGATCGAAGTGTGGCCCGAAGCTGTGGCGTTTATTCCTGCTGCAGAGAAGGCCAACACACCGCAGCTGCCAGCGCTGCCAATTGCTGAACTGAACAAACTGATCGGGTTGCCGTAAGGCTAAGGAATTATTTTGAACAATAAAACACTGCTGGACGAATTCGCCATGGCGGCTTTGCCTGCAATTTTGGTAAAGCACGATTACCAGTTAGTCGAAGCGGCGCAAGAGTCTTACTTGTACGCCGAAGCCATGATGGAAGAACGCGCCAAGCGCATACCAGCGACAGAGCCAGATCGCCAGGAAGAACGGCAGCCATCATTCAGGGCGCGCGTTCTGTGCCAGGTCGAGAAAATGAAAGGCAGTCGCGTGACGTGTACGCAGGTTTTCCAAGCTATGGCAGGAACGGACGATCGGCCGTCACTGTGGGCGCTGCAGCAGATCGGCGGAATACTGCGCCAGCTTGGCTTTAAACGCTGCCGATCAGGCGGCAAAGACTATTACCAACTTTAAGGACTATTTCATGGAACCAGTTATATTTTCGATCATTTTTGCAATTTCTGGCGTTTTTGGCGTTTTGTGCCTGATGCTGGCGTTTTTCACCTGGGCAGCCAGCGGCATGGCGCAAGGGCCGCGCACGATCCAAGACCGCGTGATCTGGTTGTCGCTGTTGGCTGGCGTTGGGTTTTTAGGCTGGGCTGTTTGGGCGTTGGGGGAGATATGAAAGCAGTGATCGTAAATGGTCAGCTGGCCATTGTGCCAGGCAATCAGGCAGAACATTATGCGCTGATCCGTTGGTTGTCTGAAAATTCTATGCAGTACAGCGATCCGGTAAGGGTTGAAAAGTGTTTCATTCGAGCAAGCGCGATCAAGATCACCCAGCCTTTGACGCTGGATCATGTGCCACCAACATGAGATACATAGTGCAAGGCAGCCAGACGCAAGAACGCCTGGACTGGCTGCTGAAACTGACCAAGATCGCCAGCGAGGACGTGATCACCGCGTTGCGGCTGCACCTGGTCACAGGGCTGGCAGAATCGACGGCGGCGCATATCGCTGACGTGAAGCTGTCGAATCTGAAACGCGCGCTGGACACGCTGAACGAAACGGCCGAAGCAGTCGAGAAAATAAAGGAAATCGACTGGCGATCGTTTCGCTCAGTTAAGTGATAACTAGAACCCGCTGAAAGGCGGGTTTTTTATTTGCGTGAACCTGTTGCAAAAATAGCCGCGAAAGCGGTACACTTTAGCGCACCAAGCAAACAGAGGATATACGCATGGACTATTCAGAAATACACAAAAACGCACTAGCGGAATGCGACGAGCAAGTGAGCACAGACGCGGTTTATATTGGCGCGATCCTGTTCCAGCTGTTGACGAAGAAGCCGTGCAAGGCAAAGCAATTGCGACCGCTGGAATTTTTGCCTGCAGATAAACTGCAGGAAGTCTGCCTAAGCCTAAAAGGCAGGCGCGCGACTCCCAGCGAGATTTTCAAAGCTGTGACAGGTGAGGCAGCCACGCAATCAGACGCCAACAACACAGCCAACCAGCTGCGGAAATTGGGTTATTTGATGCGAAGATCTAATGGTCGAAACCTTTACCACTTCTGACAGAACCCGCCACCTGGCGGGTTTTTCGTTTCTGGCAAGTGTATGCAGCCAAAATAAGCAAAACTTACCCTGTCGGATTCACTTGAAAAAATGCAGTGTTTTCAATGACCTGTGTAAGTAGTGTATGTTATGTATGTTATATGTATAAAATAAAGAAAGGGGAGAAGGCCGCACACGATAGCCGCGATCGCCTATATGGAAAAACGAGCTACCAGCATACACTGATACACTTTGCATAAGCCAAACCAAGTAAAATCAACAACTTAGGCCAGTGTAAGTTTTTCGGCTGGCGAATAGTCATTTACTCTAGTAAACTAAGCCATTGAAACGGCGGCGGATTACTGGGGATTAAATGCGATTACCTAAAAGCGTGCAGGAAATAGCGGACGTGATCGGCACTGAACTGGCGCTGTTCCTGGTCGGGCAGCTGCCAAGATGCGTGATCCGTGATAAACGCTATCCGAACGCCAAAACCACGCATGTGATCCTGTATGTTCCAACCGCGGCCAGATTAGCGCCAGATCATCAACTGGTCCGCTTGCTGGGATGGCACCAAGCCGTCAAACTTTGCCAGCACTTCGGCGGCGAAATACTACACCCAGCCAACTGCGCCGACGTCTATCGGCAATTCCGTGATCGCTCAATTGTTCGCATGGTCCGCGCTGATGGCATGGATCCGGCGATGGTGGCTGAAATGATGGACGTCAGCCGGCGACACGTCAGCAACCTGCTGCGGGAAAACCCACAACAGGAACGCGACGCCGCAAACGATAACAATCGCAATCTGATCATAACTGAAAAATTAAGGGCGAAATTTTGAAAAACGAAGCGGAACGGATGGCGATCCAGTGGGGCATCCCGCTGGCATTGGCACTGCTGGCAGTAGGTGCGCGGCTGCTTATGTCAACGGATCGATTGACGTTGCTGGGCATAGCGCGCGGCGTTGTTGTTGGCCTGTTCGTCGGCAGCCTGGTCAATTTGTACCTGTCCGACATGCCGGATCTTGGCGAAGGCACCCGCGGCGCGCTGGTCGGTGCTGCGGCTGTATTGGCCGAAGATCTGGTGGTCATGCTGATGAAGGTCGGCAAGTACCTGCGCGACAAGCCAGAAACGATCGTGGATTTTTTCCTGAATCGAGGCGGCAAGAAATGAAAATAATTGATTTTTTTGGGTATGGGCTTGGTTTCCTGGCGTTGTTGTTGGTGGTTTATGCCTTGCGCTGCGTATGCGTCGCCAGGAAGCACAACAAAGACCCGCGACCGTTTGCGCTGCCCGTATTCAGTTTGTTGGCATTCGCGCTGATGCAAGGCGTTTTAAGTGCGTCTGGCGCGATTTCAACACACAACGAGACACTGATCGGCACTTGGTTGGCCGTTGAGTATTCACAATTGATTTCAACAGGCTGGCTGTTGCACTACGCCAGCAAGGCGGGGAACTATGGATCATTTTGATTTTGCTTTATCGCTTGTGCTCAAACACGAAGGCGGACACGTCAACGACAAACGCGATCCTGGCGGCGAAACTAATCTGGGGATCAGTGATCGCCGTGATGGTCGGATCGATGGCATGGCCGACATAAACGGCGACAGCGTGCCAGACGTTGCGATCGCCAAGCTGACCAAGGCAGACGCCGCGAAGATATACCGCCGCGACTATTGGGACGCGTGCAAGTGCGACCAGCTGCCGGCACCTGTGGCGGTTTTCCTGTTCGACACAGCTGTGAACTGCGGCAACCGTGCAGCCGTTCGCATGCTGCAGCGTGCGCTGGGCGTCAAAGACGACGGCGTGATCGGCCCTGTGACGATCGCCAAGTGCCGCAGCATGGCGGCTATTTCAGCGGTCAATTACATGGCGATCGAACGCCTGAATCATTACCGCGCACTGCCGACGTTCAAGACATACGGCAAAGGCTGGACGCGCCGAGTCGAAGACGTGCTGCAGCAGGCCGAGCAGCTAGGCGGTGCAGCATGATCGGCTGGCAGCGTTGGTTCGTTTTTTGTTTCGTCGCTGCTGCGGTGATCGTCTGGGCCTGGCTGAACGGCCTGGACCATGGGCGCGCGTCAGAGGCCGAAGCCTGGGCAAAGAAGTGGGACGCCCAAACGCTGGCCATGACACAAGCCCACAACAGGGCACTGCAGGCAGCACGCGAGGAAGAACAGCTATTAATAAAAACGATTGAGGTGATACAAGATGAATCTAAAAAACAGATTGATGCAGCGCGTGCTGATGCTGCTGCCGCTGACCTTGCTGCTGTCGGCCTGCATGAGCAAGCCAGACGCATGGCAGCACGAGCCAGTCAGTGCAGTGGCACTGCCACCGCTACCGACAGAGGCGCGGCAGCCAGAGCCACCGACGCCGCTGTGCTTGCCGAGCTGTTCCAAAGGGCTGACCGAACAGCGGGGCAGCTGGCTGCAGCTTATGACAGAGCAAGGGCCGCAGGGCTGACGTGCGAGCGTGCGTATGATGCGGCACGCAATGCAAGGACTGTGCCATGATGCGCGCGCGACGTGGTCAACCAGTGATGGGAAAGGTACTTCCCGCGACCGGCTGGCCTGCGGGGGCATGACCCTCGCAGAAAACGCGTTGTGCGTGAAGTTTCGAAATCGGTTTTATCATTATAAAAAAAATTCCTAAGCGAAAAAATAAATGACAACGAGCAAGGGCAAAGGGCAGGTATTAAACCGCGGGGATCTGGCTGAAACCTTCGGCGTTTCGTCACCGACGATCGACAGCTGGATCCGTGCTGGTTGTCCGATCATTTCCAAGGGCGGCCGCGGCGTTGCTGCGTCATTCAACAGCGCAGACGTTGCCAACTGGCTGCGCACCAAAGCGCGCGACGAAGGCGCAGGCACAGCCAAGGCAGACGAAACAGAATTGAAGCGCCGCAAGCTGGCAGCCGAAACCGGCCTGGCAGAACTAGAACTGGCGCAGGCGCGTGAACTGGTGGCGCCGCTTGACCAGGTCGAACGGATGGTGGCGCGTGCGTTCGCAGAGGTCCGCGCAGGTATGCGGAACATTCCCAGCCGCGTGGTTTCAACCCTGATCGGGGAAACCAACGAACGCACCTTTAAAAAAATCCTGATGGAAGAAATCGACCAGGTGCTGGAAGCGCTGAGCAACGCGGATCTGACCGAAGACGAAATGGATCCAGATGAAGACTGATCAACTAGCCAACGCGGCAGGCGTTGCAGCTGCGATCAGAGGCGCCCAGCAGCAGCTGAAACCGCCGCCAGATATGGCACCAAGCGAGTGGGCAGAGGCCAACATAAGGATCCCAGCTGGCAACGCCGTGCCTGGGAAACTTCGCCTGGCCAACGCACCTTACCAGCGCGAACCTATGGATCAACTGGTGAACCCTGACTGCTACCGCGTGACGTTGCAGTGGGGCGCACAGGTCGGCAAAACCATGCTGGCGCTGATCGTCCAGGCGTATTCGATCGCCATGTCACCGCGAAGCCAAATGATGATGCAGCCAAGCCAGGACGACTTGCGCACCTGGCTAGAAACTAAATTCAATCCGCTGGTGGAAGAAACGCCGGCTGTCGCCAAATGCGTGGCCAAGGCGCGCGGCCGCGACGGCGTGAACAACCAGAAAATGAAGTCTTACCCTGGCGGGTTTATGATGTTCGCCTGGTCTGGTTCGCCTAAGACCATGCGCGGCCGTTCTGCACCGCTGATCGTCTGTGACGAGGTGGACGGCTACGAACGCACCAGCGAAGGGCACCCAGTCGGCCTGTTGTGGCAGCGTTCTGCCACGTTCGGCGATCAGCGTTTCCTGCTGGAAATCAGCACACCGACGATCAAGGACGAAAGTTATATTGAAAAAGCGTTCGGGATGGGCGACGAGCGTTATTTTTTTGTTGAGTGTCCGCACTGCCAGGTCGCCGATCGGCTGCAGTGGCAAAACGTATTCTGGACCGGCCGCTGCGATACTGACGACGAAAACAAGGCGGCGATCGATAGTCACCTGCCTGCGTCGGCCGCATATCACTGTCCGCACTGCGGCGCAGCCTGGAACGACGGCGAACGGATCCGCGCGATACGGGAAGCTGAAAGCAAGGGGCACGGCTGGAAGGCGTCGAAGCCGTTCGACGGTCACGCAAGTTATCACTTAAGTGAGCTATATTCGACGTTTCGGACCATACCAGCGATCGTTCGCGACTATGTGGACAAGCTGAAAACCGATGATCTGCAGACGTTTTACAACGTCAGTTTGTCGCAGACGTGGGAAGAAGAAGGCGAAAAGATCGACGCAGACAGCCTGTTTGCGCGCGCCAAGAATTCGGAACCGTACCGCGCCGAAGTGCCAGCCGGCGGTTTGTACCTGACGGCCGGCATAGATATGCAGATGGATCGCCTAGAATGCGAGGTGGTCGCTTGGGGGCTGCACGAGCAAAGCTGGTCAGTCGGTTACTATGTTTTATGGGGCGACCCGCTGCAGGGCGACGTCTGGAACGACTTAGACGACCTGCTGGCTGGGACATACCAGCACGAAACCGGCGCGATTATGCCGATCAGCGCGGCATGTTTGGACACCGGCGGAACTGACGGTTACACCCAGGCCGCGTATGAATACGGCAAAGGGAAAACCGGCCGGCGCCTGTTCCTGATCAAAGGCGTTGGCGGCTGGGGCCGTCCTATTGTTGAGAAGCCGCAGCGCAAGCAAAGCGGGAAAAATGCGCGCAAAGTAGACCTGTTTTTGGTCGGGACCGACGAAGCAAAGCTGATCGTCATGCGCAGGCTGGCCAATCAGGCGATCGGCCCAGGTTACTGCCATTTCCCGAACGACCGCGACCAGGAATATTTCAAACAGCTGACCGCTGAAAAGCTGATGACCCGTTACATAAAAGGGCAGCCGATCCGCGAGTGGCACAAGCCAGATCGCGCGCGAAATGAGGCACTAGACTGCCGATCGTATGCGTTGGCAGCGCTGAAAATCATGCAGCCGTCGTTCAAACGACTGGCTGAGCGATACAAAGACGATGAAACAACCGAAAAACCGGAGATCAAACCCGTGAAAAGAGAACCAAAACCAGCCGAAAAACCTGCGGAAATCCCACAAGAGGAAGGCAAAGAGGGCGCAGAACAGACTAAGCCCATTATCAAACGCACCAGCGCGGCAGCGAAAGCGCGCAAAGGGCGCAAATCATGGACAAATAACTGGTGATATTACCCGACAAAATCAGCGCAGGGCTGACATTTAGCCAGTTGATCACGCTGACAGCGTACCAGGCACCAACCTGGACACTAACGGCGTCGCTGCGCGGTCCTGCAGCAATCAATTTAACGGCCACAGCCGAAGGCACCCAGCACCGTTTCGCGGCCACTGCAGCAACGACAACGAACTGGGCGCCTGGCGTTTACTGGTACACCGTCCGCGCGACTGATGGCGCCGAAACGGTCGAAATCGAAGCCGGTCAGCTGACTATTGCGCCGGATCTGGCTGCAGCTGGGGAAAATTACGACGGCCGCACGCACGCGCAGCGAACGCTGGAAGCCATCGAAGCTGTGGTGGAGAAGCGCGCAACGCTGGATCAAGAGCGTTACCGCATAAACAACCGCGAACTATACCGCACGCCGATCGCTGACTTGCTGAAATTGCGCGACGTTTACCGCGCAGAAGTTCGCCAGGAAAAGGCTGCGGCGCGTGGTAAAAATTTATTCGGCGGCACTGTCCGCGTAAGGTTTCGCTAGTGTTTAAATTTTTCAAAAGATCAGCACCAGAGGCAGCCGCGCCGGCTGAAAAGACCGCGCGCCGTCCGTTTATGCGCACAGCAATGGCGCGCATGTTCAGCGCAGCAGAGGACACGCGGCTGAATTCAGGCTGGGGCGGCACACCACTGACCGCGGATCAGATCATCGATCGGAATCAGCGCGTTTTGGTGGCACGTTCGCGCGAACAGTCAGCAAATAACGACTATGGTCGATCGTTCCTGCGCATGGCGCGCCAGAACATTGTCGGCCATCAAGGCGTCCAACTGCAGGCGCAGAGCACAGACGATAAAGGCAAGCTGGACACACTCGCCAACCAGGCGATCGAAAAAACCTGGGCAGAATGGACCAAAAAACAGAATTGCGACGTTACTGGGAAAATGTCCTGGCGTTCAATTCAGGCGGCATGCGTGAACAGCGCGGCCAAAGATGGCGAATTTATGCTGCGGCTGATTTTCGGCCGTGATGCTGGGCCGTTTGGTTTCTCAGTTCAGATACTGGATCCACAGCGCTGCGACGTCGGAATGAACGACAAGAACCTGCGCGGTGGCGAATTCATTCGCCATGGGATCCGGTTCAATCGTTACGGCCGGCCGCTGTCATATTTTTTCAGCACAGTGGACGAAACCGAAAGCACGTACAGCCACGGCGGCAAAAATTACGTTGAAGTGCCAGCAGATCAGATCGTTCATGGGTTTTTGTCGGACATGGTCGGGCAAAAACGCGGCCTGCCATGGATGGCAACCGCCCTTTTCAGAATGCGCCAGCTGGGAGCGATGGAAGAAGCCGCGATCGTGAACGCGCGCGCCGGTGCCAACAAGCTGGGTTTCATTAAATGGAAAGACGGATTCGGGCCAGAACTGGACGACAACGAAGAACTGATGGTGGACAGCCAGCCAGGTGAATGGCAGGTGCTGCCAGAGGGCGCCGAAGTTCAGGAAACGAACCCAAATTACCCGAACGGCGAATTTGAACCGTTTATGAAACGCGCATTGCGCAGCATGTCAGCAGGTTTTGGCGTTTTATATAATAACCTGTCCAGTGACCTGGAAGGCGTAAACTTTTCAAGCATACGGCAAGGCACGCTGGACGAGCGCGAACACTGGAAAGATCTGCAGGAATGGCTGATCGAACAACTGGTGCAGCCTGTTTTCGAGGCGTGGATCCCGCGCATGCTGTTGGCTGGCCGGATCACTGTTAAGGGCAGGCCACTGCGCGCAGAACGGATCGATCGTTATAGCGCGATCACCTGGCAGGCACGCCGCTGGCAGTGGATTGATCCGCGCGCAGACGTGCAATCAGCCGTTGACAGTAAAAACAACATGCTGACCAGCGCCGGCCGCATAATTCGCGAACAAGGACAGGATCCGCAGACCGTTTGGGCCGAAGCTGCGCGCGACGTGCGAGCTATGATCGACGCATACGTGGCGGAAGGTCTGGACGAAAAAACAGCCACCGAACTGGTGCTGCTGAGCATGGGGAAACAGCCGGAAAAACCAGCACCAACAGGACCAAAAAATGAAAATTGATCTTAAAAATTTGTTTCTGCGGCGCGATGCGTCCAGCGGCAAAGCGTTGCCTGATTTTAACAAGGAAGGCACGCTGCAGCGCGACATGGAAGTGCTGACAGTAGACGAAGCAGCGCGCACGGTCGAACTGGCGTTTTCGTCAGAAATCGAGGTGCAGCGCTGGTTCGGTATTGAAATTCTGGATCACGATGCTGCCAGCGTTGACCTGGCGCGATTGCAGAACGGCGGCGCTGTTCTGATGGATCACGACTGGGGCGACCAGATCGGCGTCGTGGAATCTGTTCGCATTGACGCAGACCGGCGGGGCCGTGCTGTGGTGCGTTTCGGGCGAAGCGTGCGAGCGAATGAGATTTTTCAGGATGTGATCGACAAGATCCGGCGGCACGTTTCGGTCGGTTATCGCGTACACGCTGCCAAGTTGGTGGAAACGCGCGGCGACGATCTGGACGTTTACCGGATCACACGCTGGGAACCGTTCGAAATTAGTTTCGTAAGCGTGCCGGCGGATCCGTCCGTTGGCGTAGGTCGCGCGCTGGAAATCCCACAAGAGGACGACCAGACACGCCAAATTCAAACTGCCATTACTGACAAACCGGCAGAAAAACTGAAAACTGAGGATATTAGAATGGAAAAGATTTTGCGGGACGCCGCTGGCAACCTGGTGCGCGCACTGGTTGACGCTGCCGGCAACATTACGCAGGTGCTTGAAGTAATCGAGCGCGCAGGCCAGGACGTTGAAGCAGCACGCCGCAAGGCAGAAGCCGACGTGCAGGCACGCACTGCAGCAATTTTGAGCATGGGCGATAAGTACAACTGCCCAGAACTGGCACGCCAGGCACTGATCGACAACAAGACCGTTGACGAGTTCCGCGCGTTGGCGTTGGACCATATCAACGGCCAGAACGGCAAGGCTGGCGGCAACGGCGAGCGCAGTTCAAAGCCACTGAGCGAAATGCCAAGCCCTGAAATTGGTTTGACTGACAAAGAAGTGCGTCAATATTCAATGTTCAAGGCGATCCGCGCCCTGGCGAATCCTAACGACCGCCGCGCGCAGGAAGATGCTGCATTCGAAATCGACTGTTCGCGCGCTGTTGAAAAGCAGTTTGGTCGCACGGCGAACGGCATCCTGGTGCCGGAAGATGTTCTGGGCCGCGCGTTCAACACTGGCGGCGCACCTAACACGCCTGCAGGTTCACAGACCGGCAACGTGTTGGTTGATACCACGTTCATGGGCGGTTCGTTCATTGACATGCTGCGCAACAAGACCACGATCATGCGTATGGCCACTGTTATGGGCGGCCTGGTCGGTAACGTGGACATTCCACGCCAAACCGGCGGCGCGACTGCGTACTGGTTAGGTGAAGGCGAAGACGCGCAGGAAGGATCACCAAGCCTGGGCCAAATCGAGCTGTCGCCGAAGACTGTCGCAGCTTATACGGACATTACGCGCCGTTTAATGATGCAAAACAGCCTGAGCGCTGAAAGCATCGTTCGAAACGACCTGACCAACGCGATCGCCCAGGCGATTGACTTCGCTGCATACTACGGCAGCGGCACGGCCAACCAGCCGCGCGGTTTGAAGTCTTACACAGGCATCAACGCTGTTAACTTCGCAAGCACCTGGCCGACTTATGCGGAACTGGTTCAGATGGAATCAGAGATCGCCAGCGACAACGCCGATATTGCCCAGATGGGTTACGTCGGGAACGCGAAGTGGCGCGGCAACGCGAAGACCACGCCGAAATTCGGCAGCGGCACCGAGTCGGTGATCTGGGAACCAGGCAACACCGTGAACGGCTACCGCACAGAAGTGACCAACCAGATCGCCGATGGTGAACTGTTCTTTGGTAACTTCGCGGATCTGATTATCGGTATGTGGGGCGGTCTGGATCTGACTGTTGACCCGTACAGCCTGAGCAAATCCGGCGGCGTTCGCGTCGTAGTATTCCAGGACGTGGACACTGCACTGCGTCGCGTCGAATCAATCTGTTTCGGTAACTAATTGATCAGGACCGGTTCGCCGGTCCTTATCCTGGGGAAATTTATGTCACAGAAAACCTTTCTGTTGAAATTGACCAGCGCGCTGGTGATCGATGGCGTGATCTGCACCGCAGGCGAAACCGTCGAAGTCAGCGAAGCGGAAGCCAAAAACTTTCTGCACCGCGGCAAAGCTACGCTGGCCGAAGTCAGCGAAGAACAAACAGACGAACAGATCAGCGGCGACAAAGATCTAATGAAACTGACCAAAGACGAACTGTTTGCACTGGCCAAAGAAGCCGGCGTGGAAACGAACGATCGCATGGTCAAAAATGAAATTGTTGCGGCGTTGAACGCTGCGAAAAATAAGGAATAAGTCATGCGCGGAATTGTAACGCAATCGCTAGCCACAGCAGTGGCCCTAACTGCAACCGGTAACGGCGTTTCTGTTAACGTCCAAGACTTTCACAGTTTTGCCAAAATCGTGCTGAATTCCAGCGCAGTGAACGCAGGCACTAGCGTAACCAAGCTGCAGCACAGCGACGACGGATCCACAGGCTGGACAGACACCGGCGACACGTTCGCAGCTGTCACCACAGTGGCCGCAACTGGGCACCAAGAAATTTTGGTTAATGCGGACAAGTTCAAAAAGTTTGTGCGCGTAGTTGATACACTGGCTGGCGGCGCCACTGCTGTGGTTCGTTCTGTTCAGCTGGTCGGCAGTAAGCAGGCAAGCTAATGGGCGCGCCTAGCTGGGAAAATCTGGACGATTTCCTGGCCACCGATGAAAACGGCGGGTTCGCAACACCTGCCGTTTTGCTTTTTTCGACTGGCCAGCGCAGACCCGTTTCAGTAATTTTTGATGATCCGTTTTTTAACGCGCAGCTGGGCGAGTACGACGCCGAAAGCAGCCAACCGCGGATCCTGGGCAAAATGTCCGACCTGGCGCACGTCAAACGCGGCGACGTGGTGCGCGTGGATGGGCAAGACTATGACGTGATGACCAGCGCGCTGCCTGATGGCACCGGCATGGCCACGGTCATGCTGGCGGTTCAGAATGCTGCACTTAAATATTGATCTGGCTGGTCTGCAGGACGTTGGCAACGAGATCGGAGCCAGCGAAAAGCAGATCAGATCAGCACTAAGCAGGGCACTGCGCAGGACCGAAGCCAGCCTGCGCAAACTGTCCAGCCAAGGACTGACCAAGGAACTGGCGCTGCGCAGCACCAAGGCGCTGCGGCGCCGCTTGAAGTCGCTGAAAGCAGGCACCAAAGGCGGGGAATTCGGGCTGTGGTACGGCCTAAACGATCTGCCAGTTTCAGCGTTCAAAGGTCGCGCGCGAAAAACAGGAACTGGCGCCACGTTTAACGGGCAACAGTTTGAAGGCGCATTCGTCGGCCACAGTAAGTTCGCCGGCAAAAACACGATATTCAAGCGGAAAACGGAAAAGCGGCTAAGCATTATCGAACAAGGCATGCCGATCGAAGACAAAGCGATCGTTTTCATCGAAGACGAAATTTTTGTGCAGACAGAGGAAATTTTCTGGAAGCATTTTAGGCGCGACTTGGCCGCGCGCGTAAATTACCAACTAGGTGAAAAATGAACATTGACACAGGGATCAACCTAGACACGCTGCACGCGTCGATCGTTGCCGATATTCAGGCGAAATTCCCAACGCTGGCAACCGTCGAATTTTATCGGGCTGAGCGCACGCAGCTGCCGACACCGGCCTGCCTGCTGACACTGACCGAACTGGAAGCCGCCGAAGACGAGGATCCAGGCACTGAACAGATCGCGGTTTATGCGCATTTCGAAGCGCAGCTGATCGTCAGTTTCAGACAGGCGAACGCCAAGAATTCAATCAGGAATCTGGCTGGCGCGTTTATGGGTTTCTTGCGCAAGCGGAAATGGACCGATCCGGCGAACCCAGGCAAGAAACTGCCGACAGGGGAGTGCCTGCCCGTGGGCGCGTATGAAGACGATTTCGCGAGCATTACCGCAGGCCAGCGCGACACGAACCTGGACCAGTTCGAAATTTTCCGCGTCGAATGGCGACAGCTGATCAACCTGGGCGAAACCGCCTGGAATGACACAGGCGTGACGCCGTCGATCGTATTTATGGGACAGGCGCCAGAGATCGGACCGGCGCACCTGGATGATTATGTGCAGGTGGCACCATGAGTTTTGAACTGTCAGAAATGCAGCGCATGCTGGCCAATGTGGTGCGCGTAGGGCGGATCGCTGAGCTAGACGAAGCCGCCGCGCGCGTGAAGGTTACAACCGGCGGACTGACCACAGCCTGGCTGCCATGGGGCGCCGCACGCGCAGGCACAACACGATCCACCAGCATGCCGAGCGTTGGCGAACAGGTGGTTTTGTTCTCGCCGTTCGGCGATACCGCGCAGGCCGTTGTCGGGTTTTCGCTGTACCAGGACAATCACCCAGCCGCGAGCACCAGCAAGGACAAAGAAGCGACGATCTATCCTGACGGCAGCATGGTGGAATACGACAGCGCCAGCAACACGCTAACCGTGACAGTGGCAGGCGCCGGCAACGTGGTGGTGAATTGCAAGGCGGCAACCGTGAACGCTGAAACCAGCGCGGAGATCAACACAACCGACGCCACAGTGAACGCCAGCAGCACCGTGACACTGAACACGCCGACAACGACCTGCACAGGCGATCTGGCGGTGGCAGGTTCGATCACGTATGGCCAAGGCATGACCGGCACCGGCGGCGCGCAAATCAACGGCGATTTTGCAGCGCAAGGCGGCGCATTCACGCACAACAGCAAAAACGTGGGATCAACGCACGCGCACAGCGGCGTAGTACCTGGCGGCGCGAACACAGCCGCACCGATCTAGGGAAAACCCACAAGAGGAAGCCGCACGCGCTGGCCGTACATCATGGCCAGCATGAACGGATCAAACTCCCAAACAGGCAAAAGCCTGGCAGGCATTGAACACCTGCGCCAAAGCATAAAAGACATACTGACAACGCCGATCGGCAGTCGGGTAATGCGTCGCGACTATGGATCGCGACTGTTCGAACTAATCGACGCACCAATGAACCGCAGCACGCTGCTGGAACTGTACGCAGCTACAGCCGAAGCGCTGCAACAATGGGAACCACGCTTCGAACTGCTGAGCGTTAAGGCCGTCACGGCCACGCCTGGACGCGTAGAACTGGACATGATCGGGAAGTACCTGATCGACGGTCAAACGATTAAACTAGACGGAATCATAATTGAATAATGGCCAGCACTTACACGTCTATTAATTTGTCGAATGTTCCGGCGCCGAACGTCGTAGAACAGATCGACTTTGAAACAATCCTTGCACAGATGATCGCAGATCTGCAGCTGCGCGATCCGACGTTCACCGCGCTGGTGGAATCGGATCCGGCGTTCAAAGTTCTGGAAGTCTGCGCGTACCGCGAAACCCTGATCCGCCAACGCTGCAACGAGTCAGCGCGCGCGGTTATGCTGCCGTATGCAGCAGGCACCGACCTGGATAACCTGGTGGCGCTGCTGAACATGGAACGGCTGATCGTGATACCAGAAGACCTGGCCGCGATCCCGCCGGTGGCTGCCGTTTATGAAACTGACAACGAACTGCGCCGGCGCGCGTTGCTGGCGTGGGAATCGCTGAGCACTGCCGGCCCTTCGGGCGCATATATCTATCACGCGCTGAGCGCTGACGGCGACGTCAAAGACGCAAGCGCGATCAGCCCAGTGCCTGGCCAAGTTGTCGTTACTGTCCTAAGCCGGACCGGAAACGGAACGCCAGACGCCGGCACGCTGGCAGCTGTGGGCGCGCGGTTATCATCCGACAGCGTTCGGCCGCTAACTGACCAGGTACTGGTTCAGGGGCCAACGATCCACAATTACCAGATCATTGCCACGCTGTACCTGTTCCCAGGTCCAGACAGCGCGGTGGTCATGGCAGCCGCGCAGGCGTCAGCCGAACGGTTCGCCGCGAACAGCCACCGGCTGGGCGTAGACGTGACGATCTCAGGTTTATATGCGGCCCTGCACCTGGCAGGCGTTCAGCGCGTCGAGTTATCACAGCCAGCCGCTGCGCTGGTGATGGGCGCGCATGAGGCAGCATTTTGCACAATGATCCAGATTAATTTCGGCGGCCGGAATGAGTAATTTACTGCCGCCAAACGCGACAAAACAGGAAGTAGCGCAGGCCGGAACGACTGAACGGATCACCGCGATCCCAGTGAAGACGCGCGAAACCTGGAACCCACAAACGTGCCCTGCGGACTTGCTGCCGTGGCTGGCGTGGGCGCTGTCGGTTGACGAGTGGAACGCCGACTGGTCAGAACAACAGAAGCGCGACACGATCGCCGCGTCGTTCGTTATTCACAGCACAAAAGGCACGCTTTCAGCGGTGAAAGCCAGCCTAGCCGCGCTTGGTTATGACAGCAGCGTGATCGAATGGTTTCAACAACCAGCAGACCTGGCGCCGTACACGTTCACCGTTGACATTAACGCGGGTTTCTCGCCGATCACGTCTGACATTTTCGGCGAATCCACCCGGCTGATCGAAGAATCGAAGAACACCCGCAGCCACCTAGCGCGCCTACGCGTGGCCAGCAATGCACCGGTTTTATTCTATGGCGCAGCTGCGCAGCTATATGGCGTTTATTGCGCCACAGGCGGCGCGTTGTCCGTTGTTGGCGGCCGGCCGTTGTTGCTGAAAGGTGGAGCGTTCGCAGAGTCTAGCGCGTCCGCAGTGCTATCCAGTTCGTTCACTGGATTTTTTGCCGTTGGCGATTCAACAAGCAACCTGGTCGCAGTTTATAAAGTTGAAGAACAGACATTCACCAAACTGGCAAATCCTGACGTCATGCCCAGCAGCAGCCTGAACAGCGTCGATCTATCTGTTGGCGGCAATTATCTTGCTGTGGGTTCAGGCAGCACAGAAAAGATCATGATTTACAAGCGGAACGGGAACGCGTTCACCAAACTGCCAGCGCTTGCAGTGCAGCCAAGCAACGGAACCCAACGCCCGAAATTCAGCCCTGACGGCGTTTACTTGGCAGCAAACTGCACGTTTGACGCCGGCGTATTTTTTTACAAACGCACAGGCGACACGTTCGCCAAACTGCCGGATCCAGTAAATGCTGGAGTGCAAACCACTTGCGTGGAATGGAATCGGGACGGTTCACTGGTCGCACTGGGCGGCGGTTCAACGACGCCAGGCGTGATCGTGTATAGGCGATCCGGCGATGGTTTTGCAAAACTGACCGCGCCAGCGCCAGCGCTGCCGCAATACAGCAATAAAATGGCGTTCAGCCCAGCGTCTGATCTGCTGGTCAGCGGCCACCAAGATGCGCCGTATATTGCAGTTTCCAGCATCACCGGAACGGCGCACACGCAGCACGCAAACCCAACTATTCTGCCACCGAGCCAACCAGGCGCGATCGCATTTAACCGATCTGGTTCGCTGTGTTTCGTTGGTTGTTTTGGCGTCATTGTAATTTATTCAGTTTCTGGCAACGCACTGACGAAAGTCGCAGATTTTCCGCTGGCGAGCTATTCGATCAACGATCTGCAGTTCAACCATGACGGCACCGTGCTGTCGGTCGGTTTGTCTGGTCCGAACCCGCAGCACAGAACCTATGCAGTAAACGGAACAACATTAACACCAATAAGCGCCCCGCCATCAATGCCGGGCGGCGGCATTATTTCGGTTTCATTTTCCAAATAAGGCGAAGCAATGAGTTATATCACACTGATCACAAACGCCGGCCTGGCGAAGATCACCGCAGCACTGGCTGGCGGCACACAGATCACCATGGGCCAGATCGCCATCGGCGACGGCAACGGCAGCGCGACGATCCCAAGCCAGACGCAAACCGCGCTGGTGAATGAGCGTTACCGCGCCACAGCGAACCAGGTCGCGATCAACAGCGAAGGCAAACTGGTGGCTGAACTGGTGGTGCCGCAATCCGTCGGCGGTTTTACCGTTCGCGAAATTGCGCTGTTTGACAGTGACGGCCAGCTGTTTGCTGTTGGTTCAACGCCGGCAATTCAGAAGCCGTCAGTAGTTGAAAACGCTGCGGCTGAACTGGTGATCCGTTTAATTGTCGCAATCAGCAACACGACAGTGATCCAGCTGACTGCGTCAAACCTGATCCTAGCGACGCGCGACTGGGTAGAAGCGAATTTCGCGATCGACGCGCTTTTTCCAGGCGGAACCACGAACCAAGTTCTGGCCAAAAAATCAAACCTAGACGGCGACACAGAATGGCGCGATCCGGCCGCGGTGAATGTCACCGTGAACGTGATCGAGGAAACGCAAACGCTGACCGGCGTGCAAACTGTCGTTACACTGGCAACAGCCACCACAATGGGCGCCGCGGTTTATATCGACGGCATTCGGCTGCCGCGTTCGCGTTACACCGTGAACAGCGCGACGCAGATCACACTGGCGCAGACATATCCAGACGGCACCCTGATCACTATCGCGCAAAATGAACCGTCGGGACAAATCCAGGCGGTGCCTGTTGGCCAGATCGTCATGCTGGGACTATCGGCGCACCCTGCGCAGCTGTTCGGCTATGGTACATGGGCACAGGTCGGCCAAGGTCGCGCGGTCTTCGGGCTGGATGCGTCAGACGCCGATTTCAACACGCTGGCGAAAACCGGCGGCCAGAAGCTGCACTGGCACACAGGTGCAACCGACACAGCCGGCGCGCACAACCACGGCGCGACAACCGCTGCAGCTGGTCAGCATAACCACGGCGCAGTCACTTCGGCCGGCGGCGATCACAATCACGGCGCAACGACCGGCAACGCAGGCGCGCACAATCATGGCAGCGTCACAGGGACTGCAGGCGCGCACAACCACAACGGCGCAGCTGGCAACACGACACTGACCGAAGAACAGATCCCAGCGCACGATCACGCCTACCGCGATCGGTACTATTCGGAAGCTGGCGGATCGCTGATCACCGGCACGTATAAAGAGGCAATGCCAAACGGCTATAACAACGGACTGGGCGCTGCTGACACCGATTTCGATAATAATATGTTTATGTATATCGACAAGGACACCGGCACAGCTGGCGGCGGACAGGCGCACAGCCATACTATTGCCAACGAGGCGGCCCACAGTCACACAGTCGCAGCCGAGCCAGCGCACGCGCACACGATCGACAGTTCAGGCACGCACACGCACGCCGTCGCAAGCGATGGCCAGCACACGCACGGCGTCACAACAGACGGCACGCACAACCACAGTTTCAACACCATGCAGGCCGCGCACCTGCCGCCATATTTCACCGTCGCAATGTGGCAGCGCACGGCATAACCATAGGAGTGAACATTGAGTGAGATCATTGGAATATATTATGGCCAGCGGCATAGTTCTGCCGTTCGCCGGAACAACAGCACCAGCCGGCTGGCTATTATGCCAGGGCCAAACAGTTAACCGGATCACTTATGCGGCGTTATTCGCCGTTATTGGCACAACCTACGGCGCCGGCGACGGTTCGACCACGTTCGGCGTGCCAGACATGCGCGGCGAGTTTCCGCGCGGTTTGGATGCAGGGCGCGGCGTTGATTCTGGCCGCGTACTTGGCAGCGCGCAGAAAGGCACAATCATACCGATCGACGGCACAGGCGATAATCAGCCATATGTGCCGGCGTTCACGTCTTCGCCTGGCCCTAGCACGCTGGACGTTCCGCTGGTGGCTGCACGCACAGGCGTGGACGTTGGCAGCGCTGGAGATTATCCGAACACGTCGGCGATCTATGTAAGCGGCGCAGGCGCTGGCGGTTTCAGCCATGGCGTTGCACGTCCGCGAAACGTCGCCCTGAATTTCATTATTAAAACCTAACCTGTTTGACCCTGGCCTTTGCCGTCCTTCGGGGCGGCCTTTTTTTTGGGGAAATCCCACAAGAGGAAGCAACCCCAGATCGCGGCCAACATGGTGCGAGCATTGCACAACTTTGCCAGCACTAAGGAAAATCAAATGTCAGAAATTTTTTTGCATGGCGTCGAGGTGGTCGAGGTTGACACCGGATCACGCCCGATCGCCACCGTCCGATCCAGCGTGATCGGCATCGTTGGCACCGCACCGAGCGCCGACGTCAGCGCTTTCCCACTTAACACGCCAGTATTGATCGCAGGCAACCGCCGCGAAGCGTCACTGCTGGACACGCTAGGCACCGGACTGGGCACGCTACCAGCTGCGCTTGATTCAATTCTTGATCAGGCTGGCGCTGTCGTTGTCGTGATCCGAGTCGAAGAAGGCGCAGACGCAACCGCGACCCTGGCCAACGTCCTGGGCGGCGTTAACGCCACAACCGGCAACTATGAGGGCGTGCATGCGTTCCTGGGCGCTGAATCCGTCGTGGGTTTCCAGCCGCGCATTTTGTTGGCGCCTGGTTTCACGCACACGCGCCGTTCGAACGCAGTCACAGCGATCACCGTCACCAACCAGGGCACTGGCTACACCAGCGCGCCGACCGTTGGGCTGACTGGTGGCGGCGGTACTGGTGCGACGGCTGTCGCAGTTCTGGGCACTGGCGCGAACGCCGGCAAGGTGGTCAGCGTCAAGGTGACAAACCCAGGCACCGGTTACACTAGCGCACCGACGATCGCATTTTCTGGCGGTGGCGGTTCAGGCGCTGCAGCAACTGCGAGTTATGGCACACTTGGCAACGCCGTAGTTGCTGAGCTTGTCGGCATTGCTGAACGCATGCGCGCGGTGATTATCGCAGACGGTCCAAACACAACTGACACAGCTGTGATCGGTTACGCTGGCGACTTCGGCAGCAAACGCGTTTTTGTGGTGGATCCTAAAGTTATCAAAACCGACGACGAAGGCGAACCGGTCACAGAATGGGCGTCGCCGTGCGTTGCTGGTTTGATCGCTAAGTCAGACAATGAACGCGGTTTCTGGTGGTCGCCATCTAACCAGACGATCAACGGCATCGTGGGCACTGGTCGGCCGATCGATTTCACCATGGGCGATTCGAGCAGCCGCGCTAACCTGCTGAACGAATCCAAGGTGGCCACAATCATTCGCCAGAACGGCTGGCGCCTGTGGGGAAACCGCACGCTGTCAAGCGATCCAAAGTGGGCATTTTTGTGCGTAGTTCGCACCGCCGACATTATCAACGACAGTTTGATGCGCGCACACCTGTGGGCAGTAGACCGCGGGATCACTAAGAACTATATCAGCGACGTGACAGAAGGCGTTAACAATTACCTGCGCCACCTGAAAACGATCGGTGCTATACTGGGCGGCGAATGCTGGGCGGATCCTGATCTGAATACTGCGGACCAGATCGCACAAGGTAAAGTGTATTTCGATTTCGATTTTACACCGGTTTACCCTGCCGAGCATGTGACTTTCCGCAGCCAGCTGACTAACGATTATATCCAGGAGATCTTCTAAGATGGCAGCCCGTGACATTCGCAAGAATTTCAATTTGTTCATTGCTGGCCGCGGCTATGCAGGACAGATCGAAGAATTCAACGCCCCGAAAATGACCCTAGTCACCAGCGAATTTCGCGCTGGTGGCATGGACGTGCCGATCGATCTCGATATGGGCATGGAAAAAATGACCTGTGATTTCAGCATGAAATCCTATGACGCCATGGTGCTGGCGCTGTTCGGTTTGAAGGTAGGCGAAAGCGTACCGCTGATCGCACGCGAAGCGCTGGAATCAGCAGACGGCACAGTGACAGCGGTCACGCATATTATGCGCGGCAAGGTCACTGCGCTGGACCCTGGCACCAGCAAGCCTGGCGAACCGCCAATGCTCAAAGTCGATATGACGTTGAGTTTCTACAGCATGACGCACGGCGCGATCCCGATCCACGTTATCGACGCCGAAAACATGGTGCGAATCATTGCTGGCGTTGACCAGCTGAGCGCTACCCGCGCCGCGTTGGCAATCTAAACCAAAACCCAAAGCAAAGGGCCGGCAATGACCGGCCCATTTTAAGAGGCTAGATCAAAATGACTACGAAAACAGAAGTGAAGATCCTGACACCTGGCGACGGTTTTGTGGACGTCAAACTGAGCCGCGCGGTCGAGGTCGCCGGCGTGAAAACTGACACTGTCCGCATGCGCGAACCGACCGTTCGCGACCAGGAAGCCGCCGGATCAATCCAGGGCACTGACGCAACACGCGAGATCACGACGTTCGCGAACTTGTGCGAGATTTCGCCAGATGACATTCGCGGCATGAGCTTGCGCGACTATAAGCGGCTGCAGTCTGCTTACGTGTCTTTTATCGACTGAATGCCGACTTTATCCGCGGCGGTATTCTAGCACTGGCCAGCCATACCGGCTGGTCACTAGCGGAAATTGAACGAATGCGAACAAGCCGTTTTTTATGGTTTCTTGATGGACTGCCGAGGCAATAAATGGCGAATAAAAAACTTTCCGCAGTTATTGCGATCGGCGGTACTGTTACCAGCGATTTTCGCACTGCAGTAGAACAAACAAAATCTAAATTTCGCGAAGTAGGATCCGCACTGCGGGAAGTGGAACGCAGCCAGCGGTCGCTGAATTCTGAGATCAAAAAGGCCGAAAAGGCAGGCACAGACGCGAGCAAGTACCGCGCGGAACTGGGCCAGCTTATCACCAAAACCAACGAACTGAAACGCGCCCAGGAATCACTGCTGGCCGTTGAAAAGAAGATCACCGACAACCGAAACCGCCAGGATGAACTTCGCGGCAAGATCCGCGACACTGCCGTGGCCGGTGCAGCCATAGCGCTGCCTGTTGGTTTCGCATTCACAGCCGCCTCAAAATTCAATTATGACTTACAAGTGATCGGCAACACTGCCGACATGACCCGCGGCCAGGTTGTTGCCATGGGCGTGGAAATTCTGCGCTTAGGCGATCGCACTGGGCAGTCAGCTGAAACCATGAAAAACGCGCTAGGTTATCTAGTGGCGGCCGGTCAAGACATTAAACTGGCACAAAGAAGCATGGAAACGATCGGACGCACTTCGACCGCCACAGCTGCGAACATCGAAGACGTGGCCAGAGCGTCGTTTGTGCTGAATGATGCGCTGAAAATTTCGCCAGAAAATCTGCAGGTTGCACTGGATGCGCTGGTTAAGGCAGGGCAAGAGGGTAATTTCGAATTTGCCGAAATGGCCAAGCAACTGCCATCACTTGGCGCGTCGTTCCAGGCGTTGAAGTTTACCGGCCAGGATGCAGTCGCATCAATGGGCGCTTATCTGCAGCTGTCAATGAAAGGCGCAGCAACCCAGAGCGAAGCGGCCAACAACATGGCTAATTTTCTGGGCAAAATCCTTATGCCTGAAACGCTGGCGAAGGCAAAGAAACTAGGATCCGATCTAAATGCCGTAGTCACTGGCGCACAAGCTAAAGGCGCGAATCCTATCGAGGCGGCAATCAAGGAGATTGAGCGCATCACCAAAGGCGGCGATCAGAAATTACTTGGCGAATTGTTTGCGGATTCAGAGGTGCAAAAGTTCCTGCGGCCAGTTCTTCAAAATATGAAAGAGTATGAAAGGATCCGCAATTCAGCGCTGAAAGCTGACGGCGTTACGAATCGAGATTTCGCCGTTATGATGGAAACCAGCAAGCAGCAAACAGCATCATTCGGTAACGCGTTGCAGTCGCTGCAGATCGTGATCGGTGGCGTTTATGAGACTGTGATCGGAAAGCTGGCGGCAGCGTTCACGCCGTTCGTTATCGCCGCGCGCGAATTCGTTATGGCGAACCCTAAACTGGTCGGCGGCGTCATGGCTGCGGCCGGAGCTTTCACCGTGCTGCGCTTGGCTGTTTTAGGCACTCGCCTGGCGTTCGCTGTACTGGGCGGCAAGATGCTGCAGACGACAGCGCAACTGGCGGCCGCGCGTGCGTCTGCCTTGCTAGCTGGTGGTAGCTTGGCGACTGTTGCCACAGCGGTGCGAACCGTTGGCCTGGCGCTGACTGCAACGCCGATCGGTGCAGCGATTGCTGCGATCGGAGTCGGCGCGCTGGTTATTCGAAAATACTGGGAACCGATCGCCGCGTGGTTTGGTGGAGTGATCGACGGTCTGGCCGCAGGGATGCAGCCGGTTGTCCAAGTTTTCCGCGAATTTTATGACAGCCTGGGAGTTCTCAAACCGGTGATCGATTTCATCGGCGAGGGCATTTCAACCGTGATCACCTGGTTTGGCAGTTTGCTGGAACCGGTCAAGTCAAGCGCGGCAGAACTGGGCGAAGCCGGCAAGAAAGGCCGATCGTTCGGTGAAGCGCTGGCGTTCGGCATTGAACTGGCACTGAAACCGCTAACGCTGCTGATCGAGGGTATCACCTGGATCAATAACAATATCGGCGCAGCGCTGGCCAAAGTCAGCGAGTTCGGATCCGCTGCCAGCAATGCAACCGCCGGCGCGTATCAGAAAGTTAAAAACTTTTTTGGTTCGGATGATGCAACAGCACCAACCGCGCCAGCAGGTGCCAGCGTTCCGACACTGCCAGCAATGGCAACGGCACCAGGTAAGGGCACGGCTGTGACTGACAACAGCCAGACAACGATCCAAGTTTATCAGCAGCCTGGGCAGAGCACGCGACAGCTGGCCGAGGAAATAACCAAGTACCAAGAACAGCAGCGCGCCGTCCGTCAGCGTTCGCTGCTGTATGATGGAGCGCCACAAAATTGATCATGATGATTTTAGGATCTTTTCAGTTCAGCATAAATTCGGCCGCATATCAGGACTTGACCCGATCGACGGAATACCGCTGGACAGCGCAGGACGTTTTCGGCGTTTTGCCGCGCCTGCAGTTTACTGGCGCCGGTGCTGACAGCGTCACGCTGGAAGGTTCGATCTTTCCAGAGTACCGCGGCGGACTTGGTCAGCTGGACAGAATGCGAGCACTGGCCGGCACAGGCAAACCGCAACGCATGATCGACGGGAACGGCAAGATCCTGGGCCGTTACGTGATCGAGCGGGTGCAAGAGAAGCAAACAATTTTTGCGGCGTTAGGCGTGCCAAAACGCCAGGATTTCACGCTGCAGCTGAAAAGGTTCGACTAATGCCAAAATACAGAACAAGCGAAGGCGACACCGCCGATCTGATTGCATGGAAACAATACGGCACGCAGGCCGGCCAAGTGGTCGAACAGCTGCTGGAAGCGAACCCAGGACTGGCGGATCGCGGTCCTGAATTTCCTGCTGGCCTAGTCATTGAACTGCCAGACATTAAACCAGCGACACAGAACGCGGGGATCAGGTTGTGGGAATAAAACCAAGCTACCAGGTGATCGCCAACGGTTCAGACATTACCGCGCGCGTTCAGGACAGGCTGATCAGTCTGACACTGACCGACGCCACCGGCATGGAATCCGACGTGCTCGAAATCGTTCTGAGCGATTCAGATCCAGCCGACCCGATCCAAATCCCGCCGACCGGCGCCGAACTGGATCTGTTCATGGGCTATGATGGGATCAATAAAAAAATGGGGCTGTTTGTCTGCGACGAAATCGAACTGGCCGGCTGGCCTGGTGAAATGACGATCCGCGCACGCGCTGCCGTTTACGACAAATCAAAGGGCGGCAAAACGGATCTGCAGACGCAGAAAAACCGCAGCTGGCCGAAGGACACCAAACTGGCCGACATGGTCAGCAAGATCGCCAAAGAGCACGGCATGGAACCGGCCGTGGCAAAGTCGCTGCAGTCGATCACGCTGCCGCATATCGACCAGCTGGACGAATCCGACATACACCTGCTGACGCGGATCGCGAAAAAATACGACGCGATCGTGAAGCCTGCCGCCGGCAAACTGGTGCTGGCCAAGCGTGGCGAATCCAAGAGCGTCAGCGGCGAACCGCTGCCAGCCGTTGCGGTGATCCCAGCTATCTGCACCCGTTGGCGCATGGTCCAGTCTAAGCGCGAAACCGCCGGCATGGTGGTGGCATACTGGCAGGCCGTGAAGTCAGCCAAGCGCAAGGAAGTGAAAGTGGGAACAGGCGAACCGGTGCGCCGGCTGAAAACGTACTACCCGACAGAGGAAATGGCGCTGGCCGCTGCGCGTTCAGATCTGCAGCGTAGGGCACGCGGCAAACAAACCCTGGCGCTGACCGTGATCGGGGATCCGTCGATTGCAGCCGAAGCGCCGCTGGCTGTCGCTGGTTTTCGTCCTGGCGTCGATGGAGAATGGCTGATCACGCGCGTGATGCACCGGATCGATCCGGCCAGCGGTTACAGCTGCGACATTGAAGCCGAGACACCGAACGCCAATGATTCGGCAGCAACTGAGATTACCGACGATTAAGCCGCGCGCTTAGTACACCCGCAAGGACACCCGCGAAAAAAGAAAGGCCGGAAAAATCCGGCCTAACTCATTGAATTTATTGGCGCGCCCGGAACGATTCGAACGTCCGACCCCCAGATTCGTAGTCGGGGAAGGCGCATAATTCGACATAACATTGATTCACGCACGTTAACGGCATATAATTGGAATCGTTCAGGAATTCCCGATGGACTGGCAGAACGCCAGGCATTACAAAGGGCGTTCAGAAATTCCAAAGGGCACCCATTAGGACACCCGCATGCTGACAGACAAAACGATAAAAGCCGCGATCGCTGCGGTTCAAACCGAACTGACATTGAACGACGGCGCAACGAATGGCCGCGGATCCGGCAGCCTGGTGCTGGTGGTTCGTCGCCTGGCAAATGG